GGCCAGGCCCGGCTCCTGGACGCCGTGAAAGACCTCGTGAAAAAATATTTTTAAATTTGAATCATTTTGGGCTAATTTTAACTCCCATGGTGCTAAGCCCCAAGCAGTACAAGATCTTAGGCCGGCTCGTGGTGAAACGTCACCCGGACCTGGCCGAGACCCTCATCCAGCAGCTGGCTCAAGACAAGCCACTCCAACACGACATCCAAAAGATCCAGGTGTACTTCACCTGCTTCTGCAACCTGCCTGGCATTGAGGCCTTCTTTGGGCCGAGCCGCAAGATGGAAAACGTCGACGCGTGCCGGCTCTTCATCGCGACGATGATCCGGCTGTACTACCCTGAGCTCCACCATCAACCGATCGAGGAGTTGAACTTGAGAAAGACGGGGTTTGTGTCGACGGTGGCTGAGACCATTGGCCTGAAGGTGAGCAACGTAAGCTACCGCATCCGGCAGGTGGTCAGGTGGGAGCACCAGTATGATGACTTCCGGCTGAAGGTGCAGGAGACCCTAAAAAATTTGCAAGTATCATGAAGCGAGACATCAAAAAGATAAGAGAGCGAAATTACAACATAAGCCGTGCACTTCAGAACAACAAGAATGCGTTGGGCAACTCAGGAGGTGGCACCTTGCCACTGTATGTGAAAGAGTTTGCTGAGCTCGCATTTCAAATGGCTTTGTTAGGAGCAACTGACCCGATGTTGGCTAATACCTTTCACGTGACTGAAAAGACGATCTTAGAATGGAAGAATCAGCACATCGAGTTTGCGTTAGCTTTGTCCGAAGGTAAGGAGAAAGCTGATGCTAATGTAGCCCAGGCCATGTATCACCGAGCTATTGGTTATTCGCATGACGATGTGGACATTAGGGTCGTCGATAAGACCTTGACCACGACTAAAATTACAAAGCACTACCCACCGGACCCCGTGGCGGGCAAGTTTTGGCTCACCAACCGGCAGAAGAAGCTGTGGGTTGACAAGGTGAACCACGGGTTGACCGATGAGGACGGGAATGACATAATCACCATGTTCAAGCTGCCTGAAAACCGCCGAAAAGAGATTGAATAGTTTTTCATGAGAGTAAATTCCAGACGACCCTTGTGTCTACAGGGGTCTTTTTAAACTTAAAAACTCTATGCCTGAGATCCGGATCATCCAACCTCAGCCAGGTTACCAGCTCAAAGCCCTTAGCTCACCCGCGGACATCGTCATCGGCGGTGCGGCCGCCGGCACTGGCAAGACCTTTACCCTGCTCCTGGACCCACTGAGGGACATCCATATCCCCGGCTTTGGGGGCGTGATCTTTAGGCGGACGACGACCCAGATCCGCAACGAGGGTGGCCTCTGGGACACCTCGATGACCATCTACCCCCACGCGAAGGCTACCCCTCATGAGACCTTCTTGGAGTGGCAGTTTCCCAAGGGGCCAAAGCTCAAGTTCTCGCACCTGGAACATGAGAAGAACATCCTGGACTGGCAGGGGGCCCAGATCCCCTACCTGGGCTTTGACGAACTCACCCACTTTACGCGTAAGATGTTCTTTTACCTGCTCACGCGTAACCGGTCGACCTGTGGGGTAAGGCCCTACGTGCGGGCCACCTGCAACCCGGACCCCGAGAGCTGGGTGGCCGAGTTCATCAGCTGGTGGATTGACCAAGAGACGGGCTTTCCCATTCCAGAGCGTGACGGGGTGCTCCGGTACATGATCGTCGACGGGGAGCACGCCATCTGGGGTGACACCAAGCAGGAGGTGATCGAGAAGGCCTGGTATCTGATCGAGCCTGAGGTGGTGAAGGCTAAGATCAGGCCTGAGGAGTTTGTGAAGTCGGTGACCTTTATCTCAGGTACGATCTACGACAACCAGGAACTGATGAAGGCCAACCCCGGGTACCTGGCAAACTTGATCAGCCAGGATGAGGCCACCAAGGCCAGCCTCCTCAAGGGCAACTGGAAGACCATCATCTCAGAGAACGACATCTACGACTACTCCAGCTTCCTGGGGATGTTCAATGACGTGTACGAGGTGGACCGGGAAGGCCGGTTTATCACGGCCGACATCGCCTTAAAGGGCAGCAACAAGTTTGTCGTGATGAGCTGGGAGGGCCACGAGGTGGTCGACCTCCTGGTCATGGACAAGAGCAATGGCAACCAGGTGATCAACGGGATCAAGGACATGGCTAAGAAGCACAACGTCCCAAACAGCCACATCTGCTTTGACAATGACGGGGTGGGCCAGTTCGTGGATGGCTTTATCGAGGGGGCCCAGGAGTTCAACAATGGCTCGACCGCGTTGCCAGACCCGGACGTCTACAAGGGCAAGCCCAAGGCCTACCAGCATCTTAAGGCCCAGTGCTATTACCGCTCTGGTGACGCGGTGGCCCGGGGCAAGTACCGGGTGAGTGAGCACGTGGCTAACATGATGTATGATGACAAGATGACCGTGAGGCAGCGGATGATCTGGGAGCGCAAGGCCATCAAACGAGCCAAGGTGGACTTTGACGGTAAGCTCAAGGTGATCGGCAAGGACGAGATGAAGGCCAAGCTCAACGGTGACTCGCCTGACCTGCTCGACGCTTTCATGGAGCGGGAGTACTTTACCCTGAAGCCACCCCGGAAGCAGGTCAAGAACATCACCAACTTCTACCCACTGTAACTACGTCACAAGGCCTCATCTTACAAACTTTTACCGCTGCTTGTCAGCTCACGTGACCTACTTTGCGCCCACGTATGGAATTGACCCGGCTTATCGAGCTTATCAAGGACCCCAACCGCCTGATCTCGGCGATCCAAAACACCAAGACCATCAACTATGAGGTCTTGCGCAAGCAGTATGACCCCATGCTCCATGACGTGATCCTGGACCAGGTAAAATACCCCGACAAGACCGTCAAGACCTCAACCGGCACCAAGGTAGTCTTCGTGACCCGGCTCGCGGTCCCGTTCCAGGAGATGATCGTCTCGCTTAGAGCTACGTTCCTGTGCGGGAACCCGATCGAACTGAACGCCCCGGTCAAGAAGGACACGGTGGAGGCCAAGCTGCTGGAGGTGATCCAAAAGACCTGGGACGACAACAAGCTAGACTATGACTCGAAGACCCTGGCAAAGCTCATGATGAGTGAGACCGACGCGGCCGAGCTGTGGTTCTCAGAGGAAGCACCCCCTGACTATTGGAAGGGCACGCCCAACGAGGGGGCCAAGGTCAAGCTCAGGGTCCGGCTCCTGGCAAACTCGCTGGGCGACAGCCTTTACCCAATCTTTGACAAGATGGGTGACATGGTGGCCTTCGCCCGTGGGTACACGCTGGAAGAGGAGGGCCGCAAGGAAGAGCACTTTGACATCTATACCGATACGGACGTCTACGTGGGCATGAAGCAAGACAATGTCTTTACCTTCGAGCCTGCCAAGAAGCACGGGTTTTTGAAGATCCCGGTCATCTACTACTCCCAGCCCAGGGCTGAGTGGTACAACGTCCAAAACCCGATTGACCGGCTCGAGATGTCGATCTCGAGGCACGGGAACGCGAATGACTACATGGGGTTTCCCCTCATGGCCGTGTATGGCAAGATCATCAGCTTTGCCGACAAGGGTGACGATGGGAAGGTCATCGAGGTCGAGCAGGGTGGTAAGATCGAGATGGTCGTGTGGCCGCAAGCACCAGAGTCCGTCAAGCTGGAGCAGCAAAACCTGTGGGACATCATCTACGTCATGAGCAGCACCCCAAAATTGTCCGGCGAGGACTTAACCGCGGCGGGCAACTACTCAGGTGCTGCCTTAAAGATGCGGTTCATGCCCTGTCACATGAAAGCCGCTGAGAAGGAGGAGATCTTTGGCAAGTCGATCCAGCGCCGGCTCAACTTTTTGAAGTCGGCCATGGGGATCATCAACCAGGCCTTAGCCCCGGCTCAGAATTTGCAGCTAAAGCCAAAGTTCAAGTACTTCTTGCCCTCAAACGTGCAAGAGGAGATCAACATCTTGACCCAGGCGCTCTTAGGTGACAAGCCGATCCTGAGCCAGGAGACGGCCATTGACCTGAACCCGCTGGTCGAGGACAAGGAAGGTGAAAAAGAACGGCTCCAGGCTGAAAAAGACAAGGCACAGCAGGCCCAGGAGGCCCTGAACAACGGCCCGGAGGGGCTGAACGGTGAGCAGAACAATCCGCTCAACAAGGTAGCTTAAAAACTAAAAATCTATATGGCAAAAGCAACAAAAAAGGCCCAAGATAAAAAGACTGAGCCCAAGGAGCCCCAGGCCGCTCCGAAGAAGATGACCAAGGACCAGGCTCAGCAGATCGTCAACCGGTACTCGGGCATCAATGGCCCGCTGGTGCCAGAGGAGCTCAAGCAGGCCCGCAAAATCTTAAAGGAGGAGTAAAGCTATGCCCAACGATAAGAAAAAATCAGACGAGGCCAAGAAGCCAGAAGAGGCCAAGAAGCAGCCAGAGGTTAAAAAGACCTCAGAGCAGGCGTACTTTGACAAGGTCTCAGGTGGTCACAACGTCAACCAGCTTGAAAACCCCTACGCAACGGCCATGAGCTACGCTCAGGCGACCAAAATTATTGAGGAGAAGTACAAGGACTTCAAGGGGACTGAGGTACCCCTGGATCTTCAACAAGCAAGGATGATCGTTAAAAATCCAACCTGAGCAATTCCAAACTAGGGCCTGCCTCGACACTGTGGGTGGGCCCTTAAATTCATCTTATGGCAAAAGCGCTAGGTCGAAAGATACCGACTGACTTTACCCATGTGGAGAAATACCCCCTCAGGGCGGCGCAGCTAGCTGTCATGAAACCTCAGCCCGTCGTCGTAGGCATCAACTGGTACAGCGACTTTGACTCACCGGTGAAAAAGGGTCGCATGTATTGGGTTGGCCTCAATGCTAAAAAGCTCGGGTACATCAGAGGTGGCCACTGTGTTTGCATGCCTCACCTGACCACTGCCGATGCCACGGCCTGGCAGCTGTTTTACAATCAGGGTGAAGAAGGTGCTTGCGTGGGCTTTGGCTCTTCGAGGGCCATGTCGTTGCTGAACCGGAAAGAATTTAACCCCTGGTGGCTCTGGGACCTGGCTAAAACCGTGGATGAATGGGCTGAGACCAACGCTGGCGACGGCGAGGGCACGAGCGTGCGGGCTGCGATGGACATTTTAAGGACTCTGGGGCACGTGCCCTGGGCCAAGGAGATGAAAAACCTGGCCTGGCAAGAAAGAGATAAGCTAACTGCCCTAGCGGCTGAGGGCATCTCCGAGAACCGTTGGGCGCTGAAGATCGACGACCTGTTCTCAGTGCTGCAGAACGAGGCCTACAAGAAACGCGGGGCCATCCCATTTCTCAACAGCTGGGGCTTATCATATCCTCACGTGACCTGGATGCCCTGCGAGACCTGGGACAGGCTCATGCAAGAACAAGGCGAGTTTACCATGATCACAGATAAGTAAAAACTTTTATGGGAATCTACAATTCAAAGATGAGAATCATCTCAAACGCTCTTTGGGTCATCGTGGGCGATGACAACTTACCGCTTAAGGTGGTAGACAAGGACGGAAACGAGGTCATGCTAAGCACGGTTAAGGGTTCCAGAAAGCTCACGATGACCGATGATCGAAATCACCTTAGCACCCTGGATCTTCAGCTGTACGTCAACGTGGCCTCGTCGGTGGAAGAGGTTAAAAAGCGCATGGCTGAGTTTGAGCAATATCAAAATAACCGTTTCCAACCTACCTAGATGCCCGATGATAAGACCATCGAAGCGCAGTACCTGGCGAATCTTAACCGCCTCGAAGACCAGGTGAAGAAGATCTATGAGTCCGCGATCCACGAAGTAGCGATAAATTACTCCCAAATTGACTGGAATGGTCAAACATTTGAGCTCAAGGACTACCCGCAGCTCGCCAATCGCATCAACCAACAGGTAAAGACCCTGCACGCCAAGATCTACACCACGGCAGTCAACTCGATCAAGGCCAGCTGGAACTTTTCAAACCTGAAGAACAATGTTCTGGTCGACAAGCGCCTGGCGGGCAAGACTCCCACCAAGAAGGCCCGGTCGATCCTGTATGACCCCAACAAGCCGGCACTGGACCAGTTCTTGAAGCGCAAGGATCAGGGCTTGAACCTGTCAGCCAAGGTCTGGGGTACCCTGGATAATTATCACACGGAGCTGGAGACGGCTCTGGGCGTGGGGATCAGTGAGGGCCGGTCGGCGGCCGAGATGGCCTCAGATCTGAAGCGGTATCTTAATGAGCCAGACCGGCTCTTCCGGAAGGTGCGCCAGGATGATGGGACCTTAAAGCTCAGCCGGGCCGCTAGGAATTACCACCCAGGTCAAGGTGTTTACCGGTCCAGCTATCAGAACGCACTACGGCTTACGGCCACCGAGACCAACATGGCCTACCGGACCGCCGACTGGGAACGGTGGCAGACCCTCCCCTTTGTCAAGGGGATCGAGATCCACCTGTCCAAGAATCACCCGGAGTTTGACATCTGTGACGCCCTAAAGGGCAACTACCCAAAGACCTTCCTGTTTCGCGGCTGGCACCCGAGGTGCCTCTGTTACCAGACGGCGATCCAGATCACCGATGCCGAGTATGACAAGCTAGAGGACGCGATCTTGGCCGGGACGGCCAGGCCGACGGCCTCGATGATCAAGACCCCACCCGCCAACTTTACCAAGTACCTGGCTAAGAACCGTGACCGCATCGAGGGTTGGAAGAGCACCCCTTACTGGATGAAGGACAACCCCCAGTTTACCAAGCCAGGTAAGGTGGTCCGCCTGGAAGAGGAGGTGGCCCCTGAGTTCACCCTCACCCCCAACCCAGGGGACGTGGTCTGGTTCCGGACCCGGGAGGGTGAGGTCCTGAAGGGAAACTTTGTCAAGAACTACCAACCACCCAAGGGAGGTGAGCCATGGCTCCAGGTGAAGGTAGGTGGCAAGAGCCGGTACATCACCAAGAAGCAGGTCCAGGCCCCACCACCCGGTGGTGAGCCGGTGCTGAAACCGAAGCCGGTAGAGGTGAAGCCAGTAGAACCACCACCAGTCGAGCCAAAGCCGGTTGAAGAAATTAAGTCACCTGAGCCGCCGAAGCCGGTGACTACCAAGCTGAACTTTCCGAGCGTGCAGAAGAAGATCTTGAAGCAGAACAAGGAGACCCTTGAAAAGCTCAAGAGCTTAGGTTATATCATCCCTGAGAAGTTGCTGCTAGCCGTGAAAAAACCCATCACCATCACCTATGACGCGACTCGGCAAAATGAGGCGTTTTTTCAACCTGGAACTAATACTATTGTGATCGGGAGCCAGGGCAGCCGGTTAAACAGCTCCACATTTAGGCAACTTTTGCTGCCACATGAGATTGGCCATGCGATCCACAATACTAACAAGATCATTGACACCTTGCGTGGCCAGGTGTCACAAAGTTATAGGACATTTTACAGCAAGTTAAAAAAGCTCTTGCCTGAGAAGGCCGCCCAAGCCGCGCAATCTGCGTTGCTGAGAAGACGCAATGATTGGGTGGGACCAAACGCATCTGAAAATTTGACGAAGATCGCCGACACGATCGCCGCTCTAACCGGTGGAAAGTATGGTTGGGGTCACACCTTGCAGTATTGGGGTCGTAAAACTTCAGGTGAGGCTGAGGTCTTTGCCCACGCGGTGGAGATGTTCACTAAAGAAAATGAGTTTGAAAATTTAACGCCCGAGATCAAGGAAATAGCTAAGCTGATGCGTGAGTACATCTCAGAGATCTTGCAGTGAGTACTCAGCGACCCCTAAGTCCTGGCCATCGATGAGCTTAGATGACCACACGATCTTCTTATTTTCGCTCAAGGCCTTGGGCACGAGCTCCTCCAGGATAAAGGGCATCCCAAAGGTCATCGCTCCTTGAAAAAGTTCCTGCTCAGTTTGGCCTGTGAGGCTTAAATATCTTTCAACTTGATCCATCGTAAGGCAAAATTAATTAAATTTAATCATGATTGGTAAAAAATTTTTAACCTTGACCGAGTGGACGGCCTTTTTAGTCCGTAAGTACGTGATCGTCATCAAAGAGAGCCACCCACATTACCGGAAAAGATGCAAGTTCCTGGAGATGGTGGGGCCAAATAACCTGATTGCTCACCCCGATAACCAGCAAGGTCTCAAGATCCGGATGAAGGCCCAGATCGTGGCCTCAGGTGAGATCATCTACCTAAAGCATGATGAGTTCTTCGTCGAGGAGGGAAAGTTATTGTTCATGCCGGTCAACGGTCACAAGTTTAACCGGTGAGGTCTGTAAAGACCCACTGCTCGGCGAGCCACTCGAACCGCGCATACCTTACTCGCTTGAGCCGGAGGTCATAGAAGGGCACCAGGATGGTCGACAAACCACCGTGATATAGCGGAAGGTAGGTTTTAGCTGATTCACCCAGTTCTAGGGCCAGCAGGTCTCCAGCGTAGTGCAGCATGGCTAAATTTAAGCCATTCTTGATAACAATTGCCCATCTTATGTGCGTCAATTGTTCTATTGTCCAGCTGCAAGCCTAGTTTTACGACTTTAACAACCAAGTTCTTTTCAAATGAAGGAAAAAATCATAGCCAGAAT